TCCCACATACGGGTCTGTGCAAATACATCTTCAAAGTTTGATTTTGTGTCGTATGCCAAAGTTACTGCCAGCTCTAACAACTTTAACTTATCTTCTAGCTTCAAAATAAGTTTTACGTCTTTGATGTTATACTCAATAAACTTTTGAAAATTTAATCGATATAAAGAATGTAGGTTGTCATATTCATCATAAGATAATTTACCTTCACCTAATTCTACTTGACATATATCACCAAGTTTATAAGACTCTTGTGATTTACCGCCAGGAGCATACCATTTGTATAACTCTATATAGTCAAGTGAGGCCACACCCAATAATTCATACGCAATTAAATTTCGGCCATTAATAACTGTTTTACGTTCACCAATAAAATTCCATGGAGATAATTTCTTAGCATCATCCTCACCAAGAATTTTACGAAAACGATTAATCAAATACGGAATATCAAAGAACTTTGTATTCCATCCAGTAACGATATCTGGACATTTCTTAGTCCAAAGTTCCATGAATTTTCTACACAAAGTATATTCATCTCTACATTTAACATAGATTTCATCACCTTGTGTTTCATAAATGCCACAACCAAACACATATGTCTTATCGTTTAGATATGTGATAGCAATAGCAGTAATTGGTTCATTTGCTTGATATGGGTCAGGGAAACCGTTTTCTGAACCGACCTCAATATCAACAACACCAATCAATACTTTTTCAAAATCATAATCAACCATACCACGATGTTCGTCAGCAATAAAGGCATATTCATACCGTGTTTGACCATAAATCTTAGGTGCATTGGAAACACCATCAAATTGTTTGATATATTCTCTAGCAGTTTTAATATCTTTACATATCTTTTGGTCGAGATATTCACCTTCCAGATTGGTAAAATTAGTTACTTTTTTGGAAGGCATAAAAAGTGAAGGAGAATATTCAATTCTCTCCTTCACTCTCTTACCATTTTTAATACCACGATAGAGGATATAATTACTGAAACTTTGGACGCTTGTATAAAAATTACTCAAATTAACCTACGATTAGTTTTTTATTAGGAAGAACAATACCAGAACCAAAGATTTGATTGTAATTATTAATGAAATCTTCTGCTGGGACATAAGAGTATACTACATTTTTCTTATAAAAGGCAATGGTTTGACCAGTTTTTTGTTCAGAATGTAAAGGAAATGGAGCAAATCCTACATTTGGTTGACCATCTTTACCACGGACAATAGCTACTCCAACAGGATTACTTATAACAATTTCTGTTTCGGACTCAGATTCTACCTCTCCAAGCACCTCTTCCCCTGTAATTAATTTTAATATTTTGATATCCATTTGTATTCCTTATAAATAATATAGTGATGTGATTAAACAGTATACTATAATTTGTCGTATAAATCAATAACAAAACGGTATACTTAGGGGGTAAATCATGTCCGATCCATATGGAATCTCACAAGGCATCAAATCTGCCACCGGCAGTATCAATTCTATCCGTGAATCTACCAAAGAAATAACCAAAACCATCGAAGGTATTCAAAAAGATGGTGCTGAAGTTGCCAATCAAAAAGCTCAAGAATATGTCCAAAAGAAGCGTAATGAAGAATACGCTAAAGATATATTAATCTTTGCAGCTCTCGAAGAATACAATAGACTTGCTCATGTAATAAAAGAAGAATCTAAAGCCAAAAGAGAATTTATCGCTAAACATGGCGAAAAAGAATGGGCTAAAGTACTAGAACTCAAATCAGTTGTAGAAAAAGAAAGAAAAGACTATAAAAAATACCACGGACATAAAGCTGATGAGGTTAAACGTGTTCAGTTATTATGTTGGGTTGCAGCGTTTATTGTTACTATTATTATTGGTAAAGCCTTTCATTTATTTCCTTTACTATTAGGATAAAATGGGTTGGCCACTATATTGGTTTATTCTTTTTTTGATTGAGCTTGGTATTATTGGTTATGTGGTCTATTTACATTTTGAAGAAAAAATAATGGCCATAAAACCAAAAAAGATTAAATTTAAAATTACAAGAACAATCACCGAAGAACCGGTACATCAAAAAACTAAACGAGAAATCATGGAAAGCTAAAATGCTAATAGAGTACTTTTTAATTGGTTTCGTATCTGCATTTGGATTCTTTGGTGCACAAAAAGTGGTGAATACTGTTTCTCCATCAAAACCTCCAACAGTAATATGTGTACCTGAAAAACCTGAAGTTAAACAAGAAAAATAAGGAAAAAAATGAAACGAATTACTACACTAATATTAATGTCTTTGAGTTTGACGGCATTAGCACAGACTCCAGATGTGAGTTTTGGAACAGGCGACCTAAATGGTTGGGTTGGTTCTAGTGTAGGTGTACACAACGGCGCTTATGGAGATGGTGGTGGTAATGGTAATACTGTAGCAACAGTTAATGGTACTCAAACAATTTCTTGTTGTGGTACTAATACTTGGACAATTAGTCCTTATACAGGCAGTTATATGGTTGGTCTACAACCAAATAGTGTTGCTAACTATTCAGCAATGACCACAGCATTAGGGTTAAGTAGTTCTAGTATAACAGCATTGAATGGTCAAGTAGCATCAACTGGTGGTTCTATTACAAGTACAGCTTGGATTAGTAAAGATTTCACATTTGCTGCAGGTACAACATTTAAAATGGCTTGGGTATATACAAGTACCGATTATGTTCCATTCAACGATGGTAGTATTGCTACTTTAGTGAATAAAAATTCTGCTACAACATTTGGTACAATCAATGGTGTAAGTGCTCAGTATATTCTATTAGGTGCAACAAATCCAGGAACAGGTAACTATTCAACAGGTAGTTATGGTTCAACAGGTTGGGAACAAATTAATTATTCTATTACTACCGCAGGTGATTATAAAGTAGGTTTTGGTGTATTCAATCAAGGCGATACAGCATTAAGTCCTGTATTATTTGTAAATGATAATCTAGGTACAGTAAAGAAGAACGGAACAGATTTTGGTGCTGTTGCTTCTAATGACCCTACTATGCCAAGTGGTGGTAGTTCACCTACACCAAGTGCTCCAACAGTAGTAAGTACCACAACAACAAACTCAGTAACAACAAGTTCAGTTAATGGTACTCCTGTTGTTACAACTTCAGCTGCTTATGGTGATACTACTACAAATGTTGATAGAGCAAATAGTCGTGGTGCTCAAACAGATAAGTCATTAACTGTTACACAAACAACAACAGTAACAAATTCAACACCAGTAACAATTACAACAACCACAACTACTCCTGTAACAACTACTACAACAACTACTCCTGTAACAGTTACAACATATAGTGATAATACAACAACTACTACAAATGGTACTCCTGTAGTTACTGTAAGCACTACTAACTCTGTTACATCAAATAGTGTTAGTGGAATAGAAATTGACCAAACACAAACTAATAAAGATTATTTGGCTCGTATTGACCAAATGACTAAACTACAACGCTCTAGTCTTGCTAGTAATTTATGGTTAGATAGCCGTGTAACAGACCGTCAGAAAGTAAAAGATGGTCGTTTTGCTGGTGATGAAGAAGTTACAAGTTATGTAACAATAGAAGGTAATCGTGGTGGTGTTGCTGATAGTTACAGTTCAACAGGTAACCGTTTCGGTGTTGGTGCTGATAAACGTATTAAGTATAACTGGATTATTGGTGCTCAGTATAACAGAACATCATCTGTATTAACTGGTGATACTTCTGGTGGTTCAGCAAATAAAGACCATATTGGTGTGTATAGTTTATATACTGTAAAAGATTGGTTGATTAAGAATGATATAGGTTACGCTCATAATCGTTACGACACAAACTATAGTATTCCTGAATTAGGATTAGCAAACTCAGCAACAACAAATGGTGTAGATAATTGGGTAAATACTAGAGTATATACACCTGCATATGAAGGTGTAAGACCTTTTGCTGGTGTACGTTGGGAGAAAAATAGAGTATCTGGTACAACTAGTGGTGGTTCAGATTTAACTTCAGTTACCTATGACCCATCCGTTACTACAAAACTCAGTCAAGAAATTGGTGTGAATATTGATAGACCTATTACTGATAAGTTAAGTGTGATTGTTGAAGCAAGTCGTACAACTTTAAGTTATAAAACAATACTAGGTGGTTTGAGTTATAAGGTTAAAGATAAAGCCGATATTTCAATCAGAGCTGGCCAACAACAATGGGACGATATTAAGAGTAACATGGTACAAGTATCAGGTAAGATACTGTTTTAATAACCAGGATCAATAAAAGGATTTTTCTTTAATTGGTCCTCTCTGTATTTTTTGTACTTTTCAAGGTACTCAAATTCTTCATCTTCATTCTTTTGATCCTGTTCTTTAACAGGATCTTTTTCTTCTTGTATCATAATATCTCCTGAAATTGGTTGCGGAGGATGGAATCGAACCACCGACCCCCGGCTTATGAGGCCGGTGCGCTACCTCTGCGCTACTCCACATAGATATTTATGGCTCCAGAGCTTGGGTTCGAACCAAGGACATCAAAATTAACAGTTTTGCGCTCTACCGACTGAGCTACTCCGGATTAATTATTATAGGGTTTCGTAATCTTCTTTACCAACACCACATTCCGGACACTCAAAATCTGCAGGCAAATCTTCCCATTTGCCTTCTACTGCTTCATCGTGGACATGGCCACATACTATGCAAACGTGTTCCATTATAGACCTCCTAAAACTTTTTGATATGCTTCAGAATGACGTTTTTCAACTTTAGTAAGAGCTGCAAATCTTTTTTCTGCCTTTTTCAAAAGAGCAATAAACTGTTCTGCGTGTTCTCTTGATTCTTCTGCTTGTACTTTAGCTTCCACTGCGGCTTCATTATTGCCTTCAAAGATAGCTTCACGTTCAAAGTCTGGATACATTGTAGTGAACTCATACGTTTCACCTTCAATGGCTTTTTCTAAGCACTCTTTTGTAGATGGTTTGCCAATAAGTAATTCTAGATGACCCCAAGCGTGTAAAATCTCTTGGTCTGCTGTATGTTCAAAATGCTTTGCTACATCTTCAAAGCCTTCTTCACGAGCAAGTTTGGCGAAGTAACGATACTTGATATGAGCCATTGATTCGCCAGCCAATGCACTCTCAAGGTTTTTTAATGTAATAGACATAATTACTCCATAGTTTAAAATCTGGAGCGGTGTCTTTGAGTTGCACAAAGATAATTAAGAGGGAATCTCAATCTGTTCTCCAACCCACCGCATATTCTTAAGTGTATTGTTTTGTTATGGATATCGTTCACCCGATATCGTTTGCTTTTATCGTTAACCACTTATACGGACATCCGCCGATGTTTCTCCGTTTTCGCTTTGACAACTCGTTACAGATGCCGGCCGACAGAGCTGTAAGTGAGAGTGCATTAACCTGGTCACAGGTTTTTTCCAAAACAACACAATTAAAAATCCTGCTTACCGGTTACAGGGACTCCAAGAGAGTCGGAAGTTTTTGCTGTTTCCCAACAGTAAGTCCAGTATATCATTATATAGATGACTTGTCAATCACGTTACTGAACCATTACCATTTTTGAAACCAATCGTACCACCTTCTGCTTCAATTTTTTTGATAACATCTTCAAAAAGAATTGGTGTAAAATCTGTTTGTTCCACACATACACAATGATATCTTACATCTATCTGATTGTCAAGCATAACTCGGTTAGAATGAGTATGACCGTGAATATTTGTACCAAATCGACCAAGGCTATCTGAATGAATTGGTATATGAGATAGTATCATACCATTCATTACATGATAAGCACGAAGCTCACGGAAATATTTTCTGTAATCTTCATCCTTAAAGATATCATGGTTACCACGAATCAATACTTTGTCACCGTTGAGCCTCGACATAATTTCAAGGCTCTTACGTTTCATTACAACATCACCTAGGTGATATACCTTATCGTTAGGTCTTACTCTATCGTTCCAACGCTTGACCATTTCTTCATCCATTTCTTCAGGTGTATCCCACGGACGAAGCTTTGTTACACCATCACTCTGCATGAAGTGGCACACACCATTGTGGCCGAAATGTGTGTCGCTTACTAAAAATACACTAGGCATATGCCCTCCTTTCTTCTATATATCAAATTGGAAGTACGGGTGAGATTTGAACTCACGGTTTTACGGCTTTGCAGGCCGCTGCATTGGACCACTCTGCCACCGTACTATGGGGTGCTGTATGGGATTCGAACCCATACTACGAGATCCACAATCTCGGGTGCTAACCGTTACACTAACGGCACCATTACTTTGGTGGAGAATCTTGGAATCGAACCAAGTATGCC